TCGTTGGATTCCCAATAGGACTCCAAGCACTTGGCGCAGCAACTGGTGGTGCTCTTGCGTTGCGGCAGTCTCTTAAACCTCAACGTACTCCTGAGACTATTGGTGGAAAAGAACGTCAGATTAGGAAGCCTGAAGTTATTGGTACCCAAGAAGTGCAGCGGGTCTCCCGTGGAATGGGTAAACCACAAGAAATTGTCAGAGTAAAACCTGCTAGTGCACGAGTTGCTGCTGGATTAACACTGGCTGGCTCTTTAGCTGGAGCATTAACTGGTCATGTTGTTAACAGAGCAATTGCATCGATGAACAATAGTCCTGAAAAATTACCTTCTACGCTTGAATATCAGTAAGGTATTTAGGCTGATAAAATTAAATCATCAAGACTTAAAAATAGATGGCTCAAGAACGTATTCCCCAGGGCGGTGCCTTAGTTCCGTACAGTCGAGAGCAGGCCGTTCTTTCTCAGCTCCGCGCTGCAGGTGTTGACTTTGAAGGTCTCTTAAATCAAATGCGTGGGGGCGGCCGCAAAGTCGCAGAAGCTGTAGCTACTCCTACAGGTGCTCGCGTTGCTGGTCTTGCTGCTCCAATTGCATATGGTGCAGGAAGCCTTGCCCAAGGTGATCTTGCCCGTGGTGTAGGTGAGATTGGCGGCGGTGCTCTTGGTGCCGGTTTAGTTGGCGGTCTTGCTAGTGCACTGGAAAAGACAGGCACTAAAGGAAAACTTGCTGGTGGTGCTCTTCGGCTTGCTGGCGGCCTTCTCGGCGGCGCAGTTGGTGGTGGTGTTTTAGGTGGTACTGCTCAAGCAGCGCAGAATGTCTTGGGTGCTGTTACTCGCGGTCAAATGACTCGTGGTGAGTCTCCTGGCCTTGTTCCTGGCCTTGGCGGCGTAGGTCTCACTAGTCTTACAACTAACGATATTGAGCGTATTGCAATGCTCAATCCCAAGGTTGCTGAACAGCTTGAGCCTATTAATAACCGTATGCGTAATGCCGAGATGAGCCGTCAGATGCAGTTAAATCAGCAGCTTGCTCAGTTAACTGGCGGCTTGAATCAGCAAAGGTATATGGCACAACTTGCAAGCGGTGCTCAGGCCGAATCTGGTGCAACGACCCGTAGCATTTTGACCGCTGCTAATCCGTACGCTCAGTCGGCCTTCCAGTACAGAGGTTGATCATGGGATTCCCTTCATTTAAATATTCGGGCCTGGTTGCGCAACCGGATGCGTATACTTCTCCTTTCATCTTTAAACCGAGTTTTGAAGAAGGTAAAGGTACTATTTCTTCCTCTCAGCCCAAAGGTGATCTGACAAGCGCTTTAGAGGTGCTTGCGCAGATGCGCCGGGAAGAACGTGATCTTGAGTTCATGCGTCAGCAGCTTCAGATTGCGTCTGAATTTGATAAAGAACGAATGAAGGAAGCTGGGAAGTACAAGATGCTTTTTGAACTTCCTGATCGCCTCATTCAAGCTGCAACTATTCCCAGTCAGATCGCTGCAGAAGGTGCTCGCGGTATTGCTTCTTCCATGATGCAAGCGGGTTATCAGATTCCTAATCTTGTTAATTACAATCCACGCAATACTTACAGTTATACCCCTAGTCGTTATTTTCAGTAGCCTAAGTTAAACTAAAGGATAAGCAAATGGGCGCCTTAGGAATTGGAAAGGATTATTTCCAAAACACAAGCACAAGCAATGTTTCGAACCCAGTTTCTTCTTGGAGTTTTTCTGGAGCTCCCGAAACTGGTAAATCAGGAGGAGGTATGGCATTCGATCCCGTTACGTTAGGTTTAGGTATTGCCAATATTGGCGCAGGTCTTTTTACTGCAGGTCAGGCAAACCGTACACGACAACAAGTCGCCAATGCTCAAATGGCGGCTGCCGCTGACCAGCTTAAGTGGCAAACACAATTGGCTCGTGAAAGCGCTTATGGCGGACTAGCGTCTGATCTTGGTAATCGCGTTTTTTCTGCCACCACCGCACCTGATCTTGAATTCGGTCGCCAACGCGAAGCTGCAATGTTTGCAGCAGGTCCCCTTGGTGAGCGTCAGCTTGCTTTAGATGTAGAGCGTGGCCGACGAGAGCTTGGTTTGAAAGGTTCTGCAGAAGCTAAAAAATTACGTCAAGAAGAGCGTCGTGCACAGTTAAAGAAAGCACTGGCAGAACGCCAGGGTCAGATGGCCGGTATGTTTGGTCGGATTGCTCCGATTGATGTAAGCACGATGTTTGTTTAATTTCTTTGTTAAGCTAAAATTTCTAATATTGCTTTAGACGCCATGTTCTCTGATTTTGCTTCTTATAGTATTTACTACCAAGGAGCTTGTAAAGACGTTGAGTTTCTACGAGAGTACTGGGACGGCTGCACTGATATTTACTTAGATGCGGGTTATAAAGTTTTTCAGGCTGGCTTGCATTCCAATGATTTCGATAAGCATTTAGAGATTCTTCATCGTCGCCACTGGCAAGAAGGTGCGGTGAAGGTTCTCGATGCAGGCTGTGGCGTTGGCGCTGTAACAGAATTTTTTGCAAAGGAGCATCCAGAGGCAGACTTTACTTGCTTGAATATTTCTCCTAAGCAAATTGAAGAAGGAAACAAAAATAAAGCAGATAACATTACCTTTGTTGAAGGTTCTTACGACAAGATGCCTTTCGAAGACAATACCTTTGACTTTATTTATTTCTATCAGAGCATTGGATACCGTCCTCTGATTGAAACTCTTAAAGAAGTACAGCGCGTTTTGAAGCCCGGCGGGAAGGTGTTGATCTCAGACATGGCCTCTGTCGAAGATCCTGATCCCCAAGACGCTACTTGGATTCAGTACGTGCAATCCATTTGGCACTACATGTGTTATCCCGTCTGGTATTCATTGGAGACTGCACGTGCCCTTAACTTCACAGTCTTGGATCATAACCCTAATCTAAATCCGATTTTGGACTATAAGCTTTGGGCTGATTTATGTGATAACGGCCTGAGTGAGTACCACAATTGCCAGGTGCCGTATTCTCCGATTAAAGTAGCAGAGTTCCTGTTACAGAAGAAATGAGCAGCCCTCAGGAAAGAGAAGAGTTAGATAAAAAAGTTGATTTCATCATTAAGGAGGCTGCCGGTGAGAACCCGGCGGCTTCTGAATATTTATACATGTTGTCAACGTGTGGTCGTATCGTTGACGATATCTTTGATCAAGATGTTGAAGTTACGCGTCAGAATCTATTGACTCTCACTGAGGTCTTGTTTGTCCGCATCCCTTCCAATACGTTTTACCGAGAACACCAAGACTTTTTGTTTTCCCAACATGTTGTAATGTGGAATGCCTGGGACATCAGTAATGTTTTGATCGATGGGAATCAAACTGACAAAATTTATGCTCATGTTTTAAGGGATTACATCCACGAAATACTGCCTCTTGTCGCACTTCTAACGCAAGGGCATAATAAAATGAAAGATATAAGCAGTCTTGTGCGAACGTTGTTTCACAAAGAACTAGGAGATTGACATGGGAATGTATGGTGGTGGACAAACTGTTCAATATCAGTCGCCGCAAATTCAACAGGACAATACTTTTGCAAATTATTTAGCTTATCAGCAAGAAAGAGAAAAAGTTGCTGATCAACGTGCAGCTAAAGAAAAAGCGGATAGACGTGCTGAGGAAAAAGCACGTCAAGCGTCAGCTGAGCAAGCCTATGGAGGACTTAGGTCTGGTGTTGAATCACAGCTACGTCAAGGCTTAATTAGCTATGGTGACGCAACAGGGATGTTGCGGGATTATGCAGCAAAATATGATTTAACGCCTAAAGAGGACGATGTTTCTGCGCTAACTAATATATACACACAAGAACTTCTCCCTGGACGCCGCTCTACCGGTATCTCAGCTGCTTACGAAGAGCTTCTCGGGCGTTCTGCCACGGAAGAAGAACTTGCTAAAGGCATGGAACGCTTTCAGCAAGGTTATTACAGCAATGTACAAGATCTTAAAGATTCTTTAGTTAAGGGTTCAGAGTATCAAGATAAATTCAATCAGAGTTATCTTGATAACTACTATGACACTATGTTTGGCAAACAAAGTGTCGATGCTGAAGGCAAAAAGACCGGTCAACGAACCTTTAAGTTCGACAAAAATCTTCTTCCCTCATTTGCAGAGGCAGAAGGTGCAGAGACTCTACAAGGGCGTTCACAGATCAAGCTGCCTGACTTCCAAGACAGTATTACCGGAACGCCAGGAGAGCTTCAGGAGCAGCTCCAGAACATCCGTGACACTAGACAGTATTTGTACAGTGCTGGTCTGACTAATCTCCAAGGAGAAATTGATAAAGAAACGCAGAAGCTGAAGAACGAAGGCATTGCAGAGGTGCAAAAGATCAAGGCACAGGGCGATATTTACACCGGCCTTGTTGGTTCATTCTCTTTTTAAAAAGTAGGATGTACTTGTTATAATTACTTTAGTCACGAAAAAAAAACATGGCTTTACCCGAAGGACAAACTGGTACCGAAGGCGATTACTTTGATATTAATAAATTCGAAGAACTGCTGAGTCGCCTGGAAGCTTCCAAAGGTCGCCAGCAGCGCCAGAAATCTCTTGAAGGTCGCCGCGACATCTTTGCGGGTGGCCTTGCTTCCATGATGAGCAACTTCTGATTTTTTTTTGTAAGATTTCTTAGTCATGTCCGGCAGTGTTCCTACAGGCCAAGTCGATGTTGATGACTGGTTTGATTTAGATAAATATCGGGAAGCTGCTGGCGTTGCTTACGAATTTTCCAAGAAGAAAATGGAGACCGCTGGTGAACAAGAACGACAAACCATCGGTAAAGGTGCCGAAGAGCAACGGACTTCCTCTGGGCAACAACAGGAGTTCAAAGAGAAAGACGAAGCAAGAGATTACGGTCAGGCCCAACGAGCTTATCGATATTGAGCTGTTTGATTCTTGGGTTGATAATCTTGATGCGTCAACCCAAGAATCTTTTTGTGCGTTTGCATCAAATAACTACTCAATCATCGAAGTTTATCTCTACTCTCGTTTCCTTGGTTACAAGGGGACGATTACTGCGTGTGATCTTTGGGTAAAGGATAATTACCACAAGCCTGATCACCGTAAGAAACTCCTGTACGAAATCGATGAGATGCAGGAAGACGTTCGTAAGCTCCGTGAAGACGTGGAGAACGGCGTTGTTAAGCGTGATGCAGGCGTAGCCCGTATTGCATCAATGCAGAAGGAAATCCGTGGTCATATCGACCAGGTAGAAAAATTCACTGCCCTTAAGGATCGCAAGGGTTTATTGATGGCTGGTGCTGACCGTGCCATCCGTGAACTCATGTTCATCTTTAAGGATGATCCAATTGAGATCCCCCTGGAAGAAGCCACGATGAGTGTGTGGGCCAGGATGCAGCTGGAAGAGTAAATAAATTAGTTGTAAAATATAAAAAACAGTTAAAACTATGGGTGCGGGGCAAGATCCCAACATGAAGCAAGCCTTGCAAGATGCTTCTAAGAAGAAAGAGTTTGAAGATGTTCTTAATCAAGTGAGAACGTCTGGCAACCAACAACAACCCCCTGCACAAGGATAATCATGGCAAAGGGTAAAATGCCTCCCCAGCTTCTTGAATATTTCAATAAAAAAGAAGCAAAGAAAGAAGATGGTTCAGAGATGAACGATAAAGAGAAGCGTAAAGCTGCTCTTGATAAAGCTCGGAAATACAAAGAGCAAAAAGGCAAGAAAGAAGAAAAATAAGATAGCATCAAGTAACAAGCTATCTTAGTTCCGTGCCGAGTTATACGCACCTTGCTTATCGTCGTAATGCGCGGGCTGCGGCACGTAACCAGCAAATTAAGAAACCAAAGAACGCGAAGGACCTTGAGAGGGCTCGTGAAGACTTTGGCTTTTTCTGTGAGTATGTAGCAGATAAACCGCCAGCCACGCATCACCTGGATTGGCATCGGCACTTTATCACACATGAAGATAGTAGTTGCTTAATCAAGATTGCTGGACCCAACGTTGACCTCCTAGCTCCTCGTGGTTCAGCCAAATCAACGGTCTTGGGCCTACTGACTGCATGGGCTATTGGCATCCATACTCATGCCAAGATGCCGCTGCAGATTCTCTACTTGTCGTACACGGTTGATATTGCACGGTCCAAATCAGCAACCATTAAACGCATCATTGAAAGCAAGCGGTATCAGGAGGTCTTCCCTTCTGTTCGCTTGATGAAGAACGTCACCAGTAACGAGTACTGGTCGATTGATCACAAGTTTGCTGGCATTGACACCACTGGTGATGAACAATTCACACTCTGCGCTGCAGGTTTGAAAGGCTCGGTGACCTCTAAGCGTTCACACCTGGTGATGATTGATGATGCCATTAAGTCGGCTGCAGATATCTCCAACCCTGACATCAGGAAGCAGATGCAGGACAACTGGAATGCTGTGATTGCACCAACGATGTTTGAAGGTGCGAGAGCGATCTGCCTTGGTACTCGCTTTAGGCACGACGATATTCATTCCACCACGTTCAACGAACAAAACAACTGGACTCAAATTGTTCTCTCTGCCATCTTGAATAATCCAAAGACTGGAGAGGAAGAGTCCTATTGGCCTGAGATGTGGTCTTTGGAATACCTGAAAGAAAAGAAACATCAAGCGCCGATCGCTTTTTCATTCCAGTACATGAATCAAATCGTTCGTCAGAACGAGCTTTCTCTTGCACCAGAGTTAATTGTTAAAGCAGAGATCTCAACTGAGTTCGACACCTTAGGTGTTGGAGTTGACCTCTCTGCCGGTACGAAGGAAAAGAATGACTATACCGTCATGATCCTTGGTGGACGCATTGACGACCGTATTCACATTATTGATTACCGCAGGATTCGTGTGATGGGTAATCTTGAGAAACTCGATGCAATGAAGGAGCTTCTTAATGATTGGTCTGTTTTAGGTCGAGATGATAGCGGTAATTACTTCCCAACTTATTCAACGTGTGATATCTGGTCAGAAGCTGTTCAGTACCAGGCTTCCCTGGAAGCAGACTTCAAGCGGGTTTGCTTGAATAACGAAGGTCTCTACAACTTGATTTGGCACCCAGTCAAGGGTTTCCGTGCAGACAAGCTGGCACGTTTCCGTGGAATCATGGGCATGTTTGAGGACCGAAAGATCATCTTTAATCGTTATCGGAACTTCACTAATCTCTTCGAGGAACTCACAAACTTCGGCGTAAGTAGTCATGACGATTGTGTTGATGCTTTGGTTTGGTTAGTTACTGGTTTGTCTAGAAAAGGTCAGCTGCATATCGATTACTGAATTTAGAATTAGAAAAAAGCAATTCAATAGTGGGACCTGAGTACGTAGCGATAGCGATCACATCAATAGTGTCTGCCGTTACAGGTGGTACTTGGGTCGCAAATAAAATTTTGGACAGACAGCAAGAGCGTGTCCAGCAAGCTTTTGATTACATCGGTTCACAAAAGCGGAGGATTGATTTGTTGGAAGACCAGGTAAACCGCATGCCTTTGGACTATGTATTAAAGGCCGATTTCCTTAGGGAAATTCAGGACATGCATGATAACTTTAAGCAGATTAATATCAAGCTTGATAAGCTAATGGAAAAGCTTTTGTCAAAATGAGTTACATCCTTGAGGTTCAAGAAGATGCCAATGGCGATCAATACATTACCTTTCCAGACGAACTAACAGAAGAACTTGGTTGGCAAGATGGAGATCTTCTTGATTGGGATGTCCGAGGTAACGGAATTATTCTAAGCAAAGTAAATGATTCTGCCGGTTACGAAGTTATAGAAGAGTAAAATAAACAAATACGAGCGCTAACCATGTATTACGGCGGAGAATCTAATGTTCCTGGTGCGCCAGGTAATCTGCTTGCTGGTGTGAGTTTTCCGATTCAAGGGGGCTCCTCTATCGGCAAGCCGCTGCTTCCTAATTTCAAAGAGATTAAAGGTGATAAGCGCGATCCCAGTTTTCCTCCTGAGGAAAATATTCCTCGTTACTTAACACCTCAAGCAGGCATCCCTGGTTCCAGCAATCTACCGGGTGCTGTTGGGAACATGGGCGGAATGATGGCCCAAGCTAACCCAACGTTTGCTCCTGGCTCCCCTCAATACGGAAATCCTGTGCCTAGCGCAGGAAACCCCAGTGTTCCTATGAGCATGAATGAGGCGGAAATGAAAGGACTCGGGAATATTCGCAATATTAATCAGAATTATCCCGGTGGCTATGACGCTTTTCTCCGGGAAAAATTTGGAGTCGAAATGACTCCTGGTGGGTATCGCAACATTCAAGGAAGTGTTCCTGCCGGGTTCGATAACAAAATCGTTTCCTGATGGCACAAGACGATTCCAAATACACGAAACCTGAGCTTCGTGAGCGGATCAAAGACCGTGTAATGGC